CTCAGGAGCGCCCGCGCTGCTCGCTCAAGATCCTCCCGCTGTTGCGCTCGCTTCGCGGCTCGATACTCGGCCCGCTCCGCGTCGCTGAATGTCTTACGTGCCATTGCTGGTTGTCCTTTCGTTCCGCGCTCCGGGGGAATCCGGACCGCTCGCAGACGTCCGCGCTAACGGGCGCCCGCGGCCGGCCGCGGCTAGCTGCCAAAGACGCTCGAGAGGATCGCGCCCGTCTCGCCCGCCTCGACTATCCGCTCGACTGCCTGCGAGGCATCGCGGAGGTACATGCCCAGCGCGTGAATGTCGGCCGCGTTGATCTCGCCGCCCTCCTGCGCTCGAGCCGCTAGGTCGAGCGCGAATCCCTGCGCCGCGGCAGCCTTACCCGCTACCTGCGCGAGCTCGGTTGCCGCCTCTGTCCTGGTCATGGTCATGTCTCTGTCCTTTCGTTCCGGTTGCGCTCGGGCTCAGGAGGGCTCGAGTTCTGTTTGATCGTCTAGCGCCGCGAGCGCCGCGAGCATGTCGGTCTGTCCCTCGAGCTGCGCCGGCGCGGGCTCGAATAGCCGCATGCGTTCGCTCTGCGGCGCGAGCTCGTGCGCGCGACCGTCTAGGTCGAGCTGGGCCGCCAGTGGCGCCAGCGCTCGATTCTGTGGCTCTGGGGAGCTCATCCGCGGCCCTTGTACGCTGCGCCCATCTCCGGGCGCTCTGATTCGTGCGCCGGGCAGTAGCGAAGCAGCGCAAACTTGTTGCAGCCGCTCGCGGCGCAGCGCTTATCGCTGGCGCCGCTAAGCCGCTTAGCGCGAGACGCACGCTCGATCGCGCCAGCCTCCCAGCGCTCGAGCTCGTGCGTCTCGCGCCCGTCACGCTCGGCCGCCTCGAGCTCTGAGACGAGCTCGAGTGGCCCCGCGCCGCAGCCGCAGAGCGGTACTCCGCAGCGCTCGAGCGCTCCGCGCGATGCCCGCGCGATAAACCCGCACGAGCTGCAGAGCAGCTTGTTGTTGGCACGGTAGCCCGTGCCGTTTGTCTTAGGCCGCCCGCCAGCGCAGCGCTTGCGCTGAGACTCCGCGCGCTCGGCGCTGCGCTCTGCGGCCGCCATTTCCTCTAGGAAGCTCATGCCTCGCGCCAGGCGATCAGCGCGAGCACGGCGAGTAGTGCCGGCCCGCCGACGTGCGGCGCTAGGGCTGTTGTGAGCGTAGAGACGGCAAGGGCCGGGACCCAGCAGCGCTCGATCAGTTCATTCCACATCGTCTGTCCTTTCGTTCCGTTGTACTGCGCATACGTTTATACGGCATACGGCGCAGCGAGTCAAGCGGGAACCGTCAGCGCTCGATCAAGTGTCCATCGCGCGCCGCGGCTAGGCTCGGCCCGATGAGTTTCGAGCGTAAGTACCCGCCTGCCCAGCGCGACGCCATCACGCGCGCATGGGCCGAGGGCATGCGCCCGGCGGCGCGCATAGCCGCGCTCGCGGCCGCCGGAGAGCTCGAGCCGGACCTCGAGCCGTTCGAGATCCCCGTCCATAGTGTCCGCAGCATGGGAGCCCGCGCGCTGCGCCGCGCGCGGATCGAGCGCGCGCGCCTGGCGGTCGCTCCCGACGCGCCCGAGCTCGTGCGCCGGCGGCTACTCGGAGCGCTGCAGATCGAGCTCGACCGGATCGACGCGGCGCAGCGCGCCCGCCGCCCGCCCAAGGACCTCGCCGTGCGGATCCGGGAGACGGCACGCGCAGCCCGCGAAGTGAGCGCTCTGCAGGCCCCAAGCGGCGCAAGCGCCGCGAGTGTCTCCGAGCGCTCGAGGTCTGGCCGCTCGCGCGTAGGCGGCATGGCGGCCGCGATCGTACGTGCGAACGAGTCCGGAGCGTCACCCGCGCTCGAGCCCGCAGAGGGCGACGGCAGCGAGCCGTTACCCGTGTCCGAGCTACTCCTACACTCTCATCTAGAAGGATCTCGGGAGAAAGACGGCGCGCGATCCTAGCGCGCCGCGTCCCGTCCCGTATATACGGGGAGGCTCTGATTGCGCGATTGTTGGGTGGTCCGGCAGCCTTACAGTTCGCGTTCTTAGCGGCTGCTATGTACGCGCGTAGCATGGCTTGAGCTCAACAATCAGAGCTCAGATAAGCCCTGCTATTCCGCATAGCAGAGCCATATTTCAGCAGCGGCGAGCGTTCGGGATGGCAGAACGCGCGAGGCCCGGGAGAGCCCAGACTGCAAGGCTCTCAGCCTCAAGACCGCGCAGCCGGCCCACCCCTTCGCGCGTCGCCACAGCGCCAGGATTTGGACCCCCCCACTCCTGCACGGAGGCAGCGATCCGTGACATGGGTTCTCCGAATGGCGTCCGCTGTCACGGCTAGCGTCACGGCTATGAAACGGACCTGTGACACCTGTCGGGAGCCCTTCGACGGCCGCTCGGACGCCCGCTACTGCTCGGACCGTTGCCGCCAGCAGGCGCATCGCTCACAGGGCGATGGGGCGGTCAGGGCTTTCGCCGTCCCGGAGCCCGAGCGGGCCAGGATCGACGCCGAGAACGAGGCGATCGTGGCCGATGCGCTCGAGTTGCGCCGGCGCAAGCGCGCCAATGCCGGCCAGCCGCCCGCGACCCGCGAGCAACTCGACGGGACCCGGGACGTGAGCCTCCGCAACGCGGCTATCGCCCGCACGGCGCTCCCGGTGCCCGAAACGGGCAGGTTTGGGGCAGGCAAGCCGCTGACTGGCCGCAGCGTCGTCAGGTTCGATCCCGAGACGGGCAACGTCGTCGGCCACGGCCACGACTGCCTCTGCGAGTTGTGTGACCCGATCGGCCGCAAGGCCGCGCTACGTCAGTGAGCCTCTACGCCAAGGGCGGGGAGGGCTCCGGGGGGCTGCTCTTAGAGCTCCACGGCGGCGGACCCGTGGACCCCGATGCCTGGCCGCTTTACCGCAAGCGCTCGCTCACCCGGGCCTCCAGGATCGACGGGCGCTTCACGGTCCGCACGGCCGAGGGCGAGCTCACCTGTGAGGACGGCTGGCTCGCGGTGGACGCTCGCGGCTTTCCCTACCCGATCGCCGCCAAGGAGTTCGAGCTGATCTACGAGCTGGCATGAGCCCGACCCCGCCTCCGGGTAGGCCCGGGCCACGGGCACGGGCCAGAAGGGCGGCCACGGTCCCGCTGTCGATGGCTCGGCTGTCACCCGAGGACGGCGGCCACCGCTGGGTGCTGGCCGTCGATATGGACGGCGTGCTGCATGGCTACACGAGCGGTTGGCAGGGCGCCGAGGTCTTGCCCGACCCTCCGGTGCCCGGCGCGATCGCGTGGCTCGAGGACGTCACGGGGCACTTCGAGGTCGCGATTCACTCGACCCGCTGCGCCAGCCAGGGCGGGCGCTGGGCGTGCCTGGAGTGGCTCGAGCGCCACGGGCTTAGCCGCGAGGCGCTCGCTCACGTCTACTTCCCGGAGCACAAGCCGTCGGCGCTTCTCTACGTGGAGGACCGCGGCTGGCGCTTTGACGGCCAGAACTTCCCCACGGTCGATGAGATACGGGCCGCGAAGCCGTGGGGCGTGGCGGCGAAGATGGCGAGTTCGTGAGCCAGCCGCTAGACGCCGCCAGCGAGCCGATCAAAGACTGCCGGGCAGAGGCGGAGCTGATGGGCGCGCTCGAGCTGCTCTCGAGGCATCTGGCCGACGCGGACTGCTCGGAGTGCCAGGGCGACGGACTGGATTGGGAAGGCCACGAATGGACGATCTGCGACTGCGTGCTCGCCAAGGTGCACGCGGAGAACGAAGATCACTCGTGAGCCGCGACGTCCGCTGGCTCTTGTGGGTCGATGCGGAACTCGCGGCCGGGATCGACGCCGCCGCGGCCCGGGCTCACGAGGACCGCTCGGCCTGGATCAGGCGCAAGCTCTCCGAGGCGCTGGAGCGCGGCGAGCGGCCGGCCTTTGAGCCGCTCCCGGTCGCGCTGCCCAGGGCAGCGCAGGCGCCGAGCGATGGCCTGCGGTGGTAACTAATAGGCGAGGGCTTCGGCGATCACCCAGCCGAGCAGGAACAGCGCCAGGGCGGCGACCACGATGGCGAGGACCAGGTAGGCGCCCGAGTCGTCTCTCTCCTCGTCCTCATCGTCGTCCATCGCCGCCGCCCAGCGTAGTCTGGGAGCCGTGGCGGAGGAGTCACTGGAGCAGCAGCGCGCGGACGAGGCCACGGCCCGCCACGCGCTGTACGCGCCGCTGGCCGAGGAGCAGCCGACGCTCGCGCTCCACGAGGCCCCGCGGGTGCGCGAACCGCTCGCGACTCTGCTCTTCGCCGGCGCCACGCTGCTCAGCGTGCTCGTGCTCGCCCTCGCCGCGAGCGTGATCCTCTGGGGCGCCGTCGAGGTGTGGGCGAGGATCCTCTCGTGAGATATGAGCGGGGCGGACTCGTGGCGGCGCTCGAGGATGGCCGCGTCTCGCTCTGGCGCGAAGGCGATGGTGCGCTGCATCCCGCGCTGTACCTGGACGAAGCCGAGCTGCGCTGGCTCGCCTTCACCGCCGGCCCCGCGCTTATGGCCGGCGCCCGGCAGGGACATCTACCGGGCGCCGGCCGCGGCTGATCTTGCCGACCATCGCAAGCGCGTGAAGAGGAGACGCCTGCGGTGCGCAAGCTAGCAGCCCGCTCCACCGTCTATGTAACTAATAGAGAGGTACGGCGCCGCGGCCCAGCATGACCAAGACACGACGCCGCGGGCTCGAGCTTATCCGCCGATGGAGCTACGCTCTCGCTCGTGAGAGAAGCCTCGAGCGAGAAAGGACTGAGATGGCGGGTGTAGCCGTGGTGGCGGGGATCTTCCCGCCGGCGAGTGTGGTGGTGCTGCGCAGGGTCACGAGCGAGGCGGTCCTGCGCCCGGAGGGCGGCGAGGAGATCGAACGGCGCCTGGTCGACGAGAATGGCAACGTGGGCTTCTCGGGACTGATCGCCGGCGAGCGCTACTTCGCCTCCGGCTACGTGGACGGCTTCCCGATCGACGTCCGCTGCCGCGCTGTTGACTCAGAGGCGCCGGACTCCGAGCTCGCGCAGGCACCGATCAAGGCCGCGGTGCCGAAAACGGGGTATGACTCGACGAACGCGCCGGCGCCGCCGCCGGCCGCGCCCGATGAAGCGCTCGAGGCCGGTGTGCCCGTCGAGGCGCAGGCGCTCGTGCCCGCCGAGGTGAGCGCGCCCGTCGAAGAAGCGCCCGCGGTGACGACCGCCCTCGCCGCCGAGAGCGCTGAGGTGCCTCCCGCGGAAGAAGCGCCGCCGCCGGCCGAGGAACCCGTGGAGGCGCCCGTGGAGCCGGTGCAGGAACCCGGGGCCGAGCCCGCGGTGGCGCCCGCACCCGAGCCAGAAGCGCAGCCAGAAGCGCAGCCCGAGCCGCCAGCGCAGGAACCCGAACCAACAGCGCCGGCGAGCTAGCCGGAGAAAGGCCGGACAATGCCCAAAACGATCGCGGCGACCGTCAAGCGGCGGATCGCCGTCGGCGGCACGCTCTACCTCTACACGGGCGTCTTCACGCCGGACACCGAATACGAAACCGGCGGGGACACGATCACCAACCCGGCCGAAGGCCCGAAACTGCCGGAAAAGATCGAGCACCTGAACATCGAGCAGTCGGCCGCCGGGCACACCGCCGTCTACAACCTGACCGGCACCAACGCCGGCAAGGTCCAGCTGTACGAAGGCGCGGCAGGGGTGATGAAAGAGGTCGCCGCCAAAGCGAACCTCTCCACCGAGACTTTCAGCTTCGCCTGCTACGGCGACTAGCGCGCCATGAGGGCGCCGCTGGACCCTCGCAGCGAGGCGATCCGGCGGCGCCTTCGCACCGATACGCCGTTCTGGGCTGGCGGCGTCAGGCGCCTCCCAGGCGGTAACTATCGCTACCCGCGCAAGGGCGAGTTCCAGGGCTGCGTGAAGATCCTCAACAAGCAGCGCAAGCTCGTCCCCTGCATCGCGCACCCGTGGCAGCTGGAGTTCGACGAGTGCCTCGAGCGCCAGCGCCGTGCGGGCAAGCCGATGCGGGGGATCATCCTCAAGGCGCGCAAGCTTGGTTTCTCCACCTGGATCGCCGTCAAGTTCCTGCAGCGGCTCACGCAGATCGAGTACCAGGCCGCGATCGTCACCGCGCAGGACACGAACACCGCCGGGGTGATCTTCGACATGGCAAAGCTCGCGCACGCGCACCTGCCGCGCGAGGAGGAGCTCGGGCTCGGCTTCAACATTCGCCCCGCGGTCGTGGGCTCGAACTTCTCGCCCAACGGGCGCAAGTTCCTGCAGTTCGGGGAGCCCTCCCGGGCGCTTCGGATGGAAGGGCGCACGGGCGAATCAATGCTCGAGATCGACACCGCGGGCTCGCCGGAGTCCGGCCGCGGCTACACGCCCTCGATGCTCCATCTCTCCGAGGTCGCGCGCTGGGGCGGGCAACTCGCCACGCGCAAGATGCTCGCCCAGCTGAACGCCGTCCCGTATGAGCGCGAGACGATCATCGTCCTGGAGTCCACGGCCAACGGCCTGAACCACTTTCACCGCCGCTGGGTCAACGCCCGCGACGGGGCGCAGGACCCGGACACGGGCGAGACGTACGCGCCGCTGTTTGTCCCGTGGTGGCGTGACCCGAGCTGTGCGCTTCCCTTCTCTACGGAGGAGGACCGCAAGCGCTTCTGCGAGTCGATCGGGGACGAGCGCAAGCTCGGCGAACTCGTGGCCGACGAGCCCGCCCTGATCGAGCTCTACTCGCTCACGCCCGAGCAGCTCTACTGGCGCCGGATGATGATCCGCACCCAGCACGAGAACAGCGTCGAGCTCTTCAAGCAGGAGAACCCGGCCTCTGACGAAGAGGCGTTCATCGGCTCGGGCCGCACGGTCTTCTCCGGCGTGCTCATCTCCAAGGCGATCGCCGCCGCCGAGGACTCGCCGGCGCCCGTGCGCGGCTCGCTGCGCGCCGGCGGCTGGCAGGAGCGGCGCAGCCGCGCGGGCACGATCAGGGTGCCCACCTCCGCCGTGTGGGTGCCCGAGGCCGAGACGCGCGCTGGCGAGCACACGCTCGAAGTGTGGGAGCATCCCCGCCTCGCCGGCGAGTCACCGGCACTCCCGGTCGGTCCGTCTGTCCCGACCGCCGCCTCGCCGGCGTATCTACTCGAGGCCCAGGCGCTCCGCCAGGCGCAGGCCGACCAGCTCGCCGCACACGAGCCGCACGGCCCGGGCGCGTACGTGATCGGCGTCGACGTCGCGCTCGGCGAGGCCAACACCTTCAACACCGCCGACTTCCACGCGCTCAAGGTCTTCGACCACCACGAGCACTCCGAGGTGGCGATGCACGAGAGCCGCATGGACCTGCACGAACTCCCGCTGTGGGTGCTCCTCGTCGCGCTCTACTACAACACCGCGACGCTCGCCGTCGAGGTCAACGGCCCGGGGATCGCGGTCGTCGACCCGCTGACCAAGGACTACCGCTACCGGCGCATGTACCGGCGCAAGCGGATCGACCGGATCCGCAACATCGAGGAGGACAAGCCGGGCTGGGAGACGAACAGCGTGACCAAGCCGGCGATGGAGGCGACCTACGGCGCCGCGCTGGCGGACGGCACCCACGGCTGCCACGACATCGCCACCGCGCGCCAGCTGACCACCTACGTGATCGACGAGCGTGGGCGCCACGGCGCGCTCGAGGGCGAGTACGACGACCGCCTGCTGGCGGCGATGATCGCGCATCAGGTGATGGAGCTCGTGCGCCCGCCGCGCCGTGGCCGCGGTGCCAGGCCGAGAGTGCCCGAGGACCCGGTGACGGGCTGGTAGCCGCGGCGCTCGCTAGGCTGCGCGCGATGGCGACGCCCGCACCTGCTCTCGGTTCGATAGTGACCTACCGCTCGCGCACGGGCGACTATGACGTGCCGGCGATCGTCACCGCGACGCAGGCGACCCTCTTCGTCGAGAACGTGCAGGCGGGCTACATACCGACGCTGAGCTCCGTGCGCCACGTCCACCTCACGGTCTTCTCGGCGGGCAAGCCGGGCAAGCGCGGCGAGGCCAGCGACTTCCGGGTCGTCTCCGAGCACCCGATCTCCGAGAACGTCGCGGGCTGCTACCAGGAGTGGGACGTCGGCGAGGCGCCTCCGGATGAGGCGCCCCCGGGTACGTGGCGATGGGGACCGCCGCTCTAGCGCAGCGGCGCTCCGGGCTGATCGTGCCGCCCGAGTACGCCGACCGCCGCCCGGCGTTTGCCTGCAACGTCTGCGGCTCGCAGTTCCCGAACGAGCAGCGGGCGGTCTATGAGC